GGTTGGTTACCTCTTTTTCAGTAGCTTATTTTCTTTTTAGATTTTTGGTCTGGGGAGACTTATGTTTTGATAATGGTTCGATCCTTGCAGCAATTGGAACAGCTTTGGGGTTGATAGGTGTTTTTGCAGGGGCTAAATTTGCTGAGCCGGAAGTGATGAAGTTGCGTATGGACTTGCAGGAAGCATATCTTGATGCATCCTTAAATTGCATTGGTGATAAAAATATTATTAATAAGGCACTAATGTCATGTGCAACTGCTTACCCAAAAGAGTTTTTATCTTTAAGTAATGAATTGGCAAAGGCGAGGTATCTTACTCCTACGCTATCTTTGGCTGATAGCGTATACCATTCTTCAGATGACGTGAAAACTGATGGTTGTATGGCCTATTATTCAACGGTGTCAAAGCAATGCCAAGATAGCTTCGTTATTTTCAATATCAAGCATCCTGAATTCGCTCGCGGACACAAAAAATAAATGTCATGTTGAATTAATTGGATTTATTTTGCCGTTAAAAGTGAATGGATCATCCTTTCTTATTACATCATAACGTTTGTCTTGTTCTGCCAATACTTTTATGGAAACACTATGTCGATTTTAGTAGCTGAACCTAAGCGTATCATTCGCCTTTATGGGATTCTCGGTGCTACATTTGGCCGTGAGTTCAACCTTTCTGTAGCCTCACCCAAAGAAGCTATCCGAGCATTGTGTGTGATCGTTCCGGGTTTTGAGCGTTTCCTGAATACCAGTAAGCAACGAGGTTTAACTTATGCGGTATTCAGCGGGAAACGAAACCTCTTAAACGATGAGCTTAATATGGACAGGAGCACAGAGGAAATCCGCATCGCGCCGGTGATCATCGGCAGTAAGCGAGCCGGGGTGTTTCAGACAATCCTCGGGGTTGCCCTTGTCGCTGTTGCTGCGTTCGTAACGGGAGGGGCTGCGATCGGGATTGGTGGTACCGCTTTCGCTGGTGGATGGGGAGCTGTGGCGGGGATTGGGGCATCAATGGCGATCGGTGGCGTAGTCCAGATGCTTTCTCCCCAGACAACCGGGCTAGCCAGTAAACAATCTGCTGATAACCAAGCCAGCTACGCCTTTGGTGGAGTAACAAACACGACAGCCCAGGGCAACCCGGTGCCACTCTTGTACGGCCGGCGCCGTATAGGTGGCGCGATCATATCCGCCGGTATCTATGTTGAAGATCAGCAGTAAGCATGCTGTAATGGGCTTACTTAATATGGGGTGACTTGAGCTTAGATTCAAAATGAAAAAAACATCTATTCTTTTGCTTTGTACTTCCTTATTTTCAGGCATGGCTTTGGCTGAGAACCATTACATACCTCTCCTCTATAATTTATCTACTATGTTTGATTTCAATCCAGTTAAAGGAGCTGTCAAATCCTTAGATGCTGATGTTGAAGAAAATGGGAAAGTCACTTATAAAATTGCCATCAGACTGGATAAGAATGGGTGTGTTGAAAGCTTAGATCTTGATAACGTTTCTTCTGGTCATAAAACCAATCTAAAAAATAGCAACGGAAGTCTTGTTGGTCAGAGAGATGGTAAGCCTTTCTCTATACAGATCGATGAAAAGTGTAATATTTTGAGTAAAAATGAAAATGGTGACGAGTTGCGATATAATCTTTACTCGAATGGTTTAATTAAAGACACCTATTTTTTGGGTAAGAAAATATCTGAGCATTTTTATGATGATGATTCTAATTTGATACGTTCTGAGTTTTATAGTTCTGGAAAGATCCTATCTAAGAACGAAATATCTTATGTTGATAAAGACAGGAAGCCTCTTGATTATAAAATTATAAACACATCAGTTTACTCGGAAGGTTATACAGCAACGAATACTTGTCATTATAGCGAAAAGCTTGTTCCTGAAATATGTAAAATAACAATGCAGAGCGCAGGGAATCCTGTGCCGAAGCCAGTATTAATGGCAGCGAATACGAAAGTTGAATTCTACTAGATTAAACACATTTCAATAAGCCACCTCTGGGTGGCTTTTTTTATGGGCGCAATATGGCTTTAGCAACCGCTATTAAAGGCCGCAAGGGCGGCAGTTCAAGCTCAAGAACTCCTACAGAACAGCCAGACGATCTGCAGTCAGTAGCCAAGGCAAAAATCCTTGTTGCACTGGGAGAGGGCGAATTCGCAGGGCAGTTGACGGCGAAAGATATCTACCTGGACGGAACGGCTCTGGAGAATGCTGACGGTTCCCAGAACTTCAGTGGTGTAACGTGGGAATTTCGGCCAGGCACTCAGGCGCAAAAATACATTCAGGGAATCCCCGGTACCGAAAACGAAATCAGCGTGGGAACTGAGGTATCGAGCGCTACTGCGTGGACGCGTACCTTTACCAATACGCAGCTTTCAGCTGTTCGCCTGCGCCTGAAATGGCCTTCGCTTTTCAAGCAGGAGGACGACGGCGATCTGGTCGGTTACTCGGTTAATTATTCGATTGACCTGCAGACGGACGGCGGCACATGGCAGACGGTACTCAATACCAGCGTGACTGGCAAAACGACGTCAGGTTACGAGCGCAGCCACCGTATCGATTTACCTCAGACTGGCAGCACCTGGACAATCCGACTGCGTAAGATTACGTCTGATGCCAGCAGCGCGAAGATCGGCGACATGATGATGCTGCAGAGCTTCACCGAGGTAATTGACGCCAAATTACGCTATCCAAACACAGCGCTGCTTTATATCGAATTCGATTCCAGCCAGTTTAATGGCTCAATCCCGCAGATCTCCTGCGAGCCCCGCGGTCGTGTTATCCGCGTGCCTGATACCTACGACCCTGAAACCCGTACTTACAGCGGTACTTGGCTTGGGGACTTTAAATGGGCCTGGACCGATAACCCTGCATGGATTTTCTACGACCTGGTGGTTAGCGACCGTTTCGGACTTGGGGATCGTCTTACAACGGCCAACATAGATAAATGGACGCTCTACCAGGTTGCACAGTATTGCGATCAAATGGTACCGGATGGCAAAGGCGGAAGTGGTACCGAACCGCGTTATACCTGCAACGTTTACATTCAGGAACGTAACGACGCTTATACGGTCCTGCGTGATTTTGCTGCAATCTTCCGTGGGATGACCTACTGGGGCGACGACCAGATTGTGGCGCTGGCGGACATGCCGAGAGATGTTGATTTTACATACACGCATGCGAACGTTATTGATGGGCGCTTTACCTATTCCAGCAGCACCACAAAGAACCGTTACACCAATGCGCTGGTGTCCTGGTCTGATCCTGATAACGCTTATTCTGATGCGATGGAGCCTGTTTTTGAGCAGGCGCTGGTTGCGCGTTATGGGTTTAATCAACTTGAGATAACTGCGATCGGCTGTACCCGTCAGTCAGAAGCGAATCGGAAAGGGCGATGGGGGATCCTCACCAACAACAAAGATCGCGTTGTTACTTTCAATGTAGGGGAAGATGGCAACATTCCGCAGCCTGGCTATGTAATCGCTGTAGCGGACCGAAATCTCTCCGGGCGCGACCTGGGCGGCCGTATCTCTGCGGTGAATGGTCGCGTGCTGACGCTGGACAGGGCACCGGATGCTTCGGCAGCCGACAGGATGATTGTCAATCTTCCATCGGGTGTTTCACAGTCACGCACCATTCAGTCGATTACGGGCAATAAAGTGACTGTTACGACCGCTTACAGCGAAACGCCTGTGGCTGAGGCCGTATGGGTCATTGAGTCTGATGAGCTCTACGCACAGCAGTATCGCGTTATTACGGTAACTGATAATAATGACGGCACGTTCACAATCGTCGGTGCAAATCACGATCCGGATAAATTCGATCGCATTGATACCGGAGCCATCATTGACCAGCGGCCGGTGAGTGTGATCCCGCCGGGCAACCAGTCGCCGCCTGCGAACATTGTGATCAGCTCGTTTTCTGTGGTGCAGCAAAATATCAGTGTCGAAACGATGCGCGTGAGCTGGGACCAGGCGCAGAACGCTATCGCCTATGAAGCGCAATGGCGCCGCAACGACGGGAACTGGGTCAACGTGCCGCGCAACTCCACCACGTCGTTCGACGTCCCGGGGATTTATGTCGGGCGCTACCTGGTGCGCGTGCGCGCAATCAATGCCGCAGAAATTTCATCCGGGTGGGGCTATTCAGAAGAGAAAATGCTGACGGGTAAAGTGGGCAACCCACCGAAGCCGGTTGGCTTCATCGCTTCTGAAAACGTTGTATTCGGTATCGAGCTGAACTGGGGATTCCCGGCGAATACCGACGACACGCTGAAGACGGAAATTCAGTACAGCCTGACAGGTACCGAAGACGATGCGATGCTGCTGGCCGATGTGCCTTACCCGCAGAGCAAATATCAGCAAATGGGCCTTAAGGCTGGGCAGATTTTCTGGTACCGCGCGCAGCTGGTGGACCGCAGCGGCAATGAATCAGGTTACACAGAATGGGTGCGCGGTCAGGCCAGTATCGATGTGTCCGACATCACCGATGTGATCCTGGAGGAGATTAAAGACTCAGAAACGTTCAAAGACCTGATCGAGAACGCGGTGGACAGCAATGAAAAAATTGCTGGCATGGCTGACGATATCAAACAGGCCAATGATGAACTTGAGCAGCATGCGAAAGATATCGCCAAAAACGCCCAGGACGTCGGGAAGGTTCAGACCAGCGTTAATGAGCTTTCGAGCACGGTTGGTGATGTGTCGTCCTCTCTCTCGGAGCTTGAGCAGACCGTGGCGACGGCTGATACCGCGCTGGGCCAGCGCATCGATAACATCAGTGTGTCCATGGACGGCATGACTGGCGGGGTGAAGAACTCGGCAATCGCTATTATCCAGGGAAACCTGGCTCAGGTAGCCACGCGTAAAACTCTGTCTGCTTCGGTTGCCGGTAACAGCGCGCAGCTGGACCGCATTGATGAGGTGATCGTTAACGAGAAGGAGGCAACGGCACGCTCTCTGCTGAGTCTTCAGACGGACGTGAACGGCAACAAAGCGTCAATCAATAGCCTGAACCAGACGTTTTCGGACTATCAGCAGGCTATGGCCACGCAGGTAAGCAGCATCACGGCGACCGTTAATGGCCACACTTCTGCGATTACCACCAATGCCGAGGCAATTGCCAACGTGAATGGCGACCTGAAGGCGATGTACAGCATCAAGGTCGGGTTATCCAGCAACGGCCAGTATTACGCGGCGGGGATGGGGATCGGCGTGGAGAATACGCCATCCGGCATGCAGTCGCAGGTTATCTTCCTAGCAGATCGCTTCGCAGTAACGCATCAGGCCGGAGCGCAGGTGACGCTTCCGTTCGTTATTCAGAACGGACAAACCTTTATCCGGAATACTGTGATTGGTGAAGGGACTATCGACAATACCAAAATCGGCAGCTACATCCAGTCGACAACCTGGGATGGCTCCGGGAACGTTGGCTGGCACATCAACAAATCCGGTTATGCCGTGTTTAATAATGTCACCGTGCGTGGAACGGTTTACGCCACGAACGGGGAGTTTACCGGGAAAGTGACGGCAACCAGTGGCTCATTCAGGGGGACAGTGGAGGCTGAGAATTTTGTAGGTGATGTGGTTAACGCAGGTGTCGGTCTGGATAAATCCAAATCCGGCTCAGGAGGTGTAACGACCAATCTGACTTATACGGATACAACCGGAACCAGCAAGCCCAAGACAGTAATTGTATCAGCGGTTGTATTGATATATGGCGTATCTGGCGACGATGCCACTGCGCGGATATCAGTGACCATCGACGGAACCACAAAGGATTATCAGTGGGTAACCTGTTCAACCCGAAATACAACCAACGCTGTCGCGGTCCCGGTGATTTTTGCGAAAAGCGGTATTACGAAACAGGTAGTGACTGCATCAATAAGCGTAAATGATATGTCGGGAGGAACTAACGCATCGAAGAAAGAGATTCTTTCGCCGGTGTTGCAGATTGCACGTGGCTCAGGTTCATTTTCCGCGTCATAAAAATAAAGCCCCATCAGGGGCTTTATTTATTTTACTTGAATGGTGCTTTAATTTTTTGGGCCGGGAGTTCTCTGTCTTTGTAAGAGACGCCACCAGTACATGGCTTAACGTGTGAGACATTATCGTAAGACGTGACAGTGGACGTATTCGCGTTAACACAGGCGTCAATCTGGCGTTTCTGTGCTGTTCCACCATTGCCATATCCAGGATTGGATGTGTGTCCCGTTTCTGAAGCTACAGACAGTGATGACATTGACAATAACGTCACGCTTATAAGCATCGATAAATAGTTCTTTTTCATTTTTGCATTCCATTAATTAGTGGAGTGCCCATATTCACAAATAAAAATTAATTATTCAGATCGTTTGTGCGAATCGATATTTGGTTATTGATCGTTTATAGCGATCAATTAATTAAGAGGAACCTATGCTTTATAACACTGGCACTATCGCTATTAACGGAAATACCGCAACCGGCACTGGCACAAACTGGACTGCACCTGCCAGCCAGGTACGCTCTGGGCAGACGATTATCGTCATGTCTAACCCGGTCCAGCTGTTCCAGATTTCATCCGTGAACAGCGCCACGTCAATGACGGTTACGCCAGCTGCTTCCCCGGCGCTGAGCGCCCAGAAGTACGGCATTCTGGTATCAGACAATATCTCAGTCGATGGCCTGGCGCAGGCGATGTCTCAGCTCATTAACGAGTATGACGAGAATATCGGTGCGTGGGAGACGTTCGCCACCACATCAGCAAATCAGAGCATCACTGTAACCATCAACGGCACCGCCGTAACCATCCCTGGCATCGGGAAACTGGCGCAGAAAGGGAGCAACGGAGCTCTCCCTATTGACCAGGGTGGGACCGGAGCAACGAAGCCAGAAGACGTTCGCACAAACCTCGGTTTAGGAAGTAGCGATAATGTTGCTTTCAGCAACTTGAATCTCGAGCGCGGTAATGACTCTTCTGCTTCAGGGATTTTAACAACCACGTCAAGGAGCAGCAGCGGGTTAATTAAGAACTATGCTCGCTTTTATGCAGAAAGGCGCGGAGACGGCATTGACTACCTGACGCTACACATCAATGGATCCAATAACACCCTTAACCGCTATCTCTCTTTACGTGCTACCGACGGTGCCGTTATAGCTTCCTCAGCCGCTCTTGGGATAGGTTTTGAATCACAACTGGGTGATGTAGCGCAGTGTATGAATGAAAGAAGGCAAAACGGTGGTACTGCTGCGTTCCGCTCTCTCAACCCAGGTCTTGTAATCGGTGGTACAAACTTTCAGTACGCCGCCTCATTTTTCTTCACTGCTGGTGACGTTCAGTCCGCACTGTGGGTTGATTATCGCACCGGGAACGCCATGGTTTCATCGGGCAACAACACAGCCATTGCAGGGGGTACGGCTCAAATTAATAACCTTTGGGGAACTAAAAACACGACCGTCGATGCCAGTGGCTTTATTAAGCGTTCATCCCCCGTTGTGAAGGTCTTTTCGAATGGAG